ATGTACTACTTAACCCATATTACGTTTCAAGGCGTTTTTATTGCAACTTTAGTTGCTGTAACCGTTATTGGGATGTGGTGGGCTGAACGCTAATTCAGACGCCGAACGCATAAGGCGCTATACCTGCGCCTTATGCGATAAGCGTTATGTAGTTCCTGATTTAGCCAGAATGTGCGAAGAAAAGCACTTAGACTTAGAAGCATGAGCCTAGAAGTCCAGCATGCTGCAAATATAGGAAAGCAGATTCCCTCAAAGAATCCTATTCCTCTTCGTAAGCCAAAGATGCAAAAGAGCTCCTCTAAAGTCCGCGGTAAAGGTAAAACTGGTGATACCACCTATCGCAATAAGGGCGCTGGAAGTAAAGAGTATGTTGGCAAGACTGGTACTAAGATTTATGAAGGTGAAGTTATTGAGCCTTCCTCATTACCTGCTGGTAAGAACGAGCCTGAGATTTATGATGCAGAGATTGTTGAAACTCCAAAAGCTATCTCTGGTCGTCGCGCTATCTCATATTCCCCTGTCACACAGCAGCCTGCTGTAAAGAAGAAGAAATCTGGCTACACTCAACCAACCCTTCCTGGTATGAGAAACACACGCCAGTTTAAGGGTATCAATGGCGCGTCGTCGTAAGTCTGACCCAATTCGCAGTCAGGTAACTGATACAACAGCCAAGGCGAAGACGCTATCGGCTTCTATAGGTTCTTCTGTAAAAGGAAGAGACAAGCTAACCCGAGTAACCTCTCCTATTAAGGGAATTGATACTCACGGTCGCCAGTGGAACAGGTACTCTCCGTGAAAAGAAAAGCAACTTTTAAAGAGACACTTATAAAGCCTTTAACAGTAAATGACTCTAGGTTTGGCATTCGCCGCATGTTTTTAAGCACACAGGAGCGCCCAAGAATAAAGAGCTATACCGCCCCAGGTCGCGGTCAAAACGGAGAATCACAAAATTAAGTTTAGGCTGTAAACACACAGCCAAAGTTCTACCCTTGTAACCTATATATTGAGAGGTCTACCAAATGGCAACGTATCCTTCAGGATTAATCAACTTTACATCTAAGTCCAATACAGTTGATACTATCGACGCCTCTCACCCAAACCTCATTCAAGAAGAAGTTTATGCGATTGAGGCTGCAGTAGGCACTAACCCAGCAACTTCGACTACTGGTGGAACATACTCTGCAACCCCAACAACTTATTCAAACGTATCGGCTCGTATTGCAAACGTTGAAGCGGGTATCACAACCGACGTTCACACCCAGTATTTAAGAAAAACTGGAGACAGCGATAATATTATTGCTGCACCTTCTGCGGGTACAACTAAAGGCCTTATTGTAAAGGGAGGGTCTAGCCAATCTGTATCTTTACAGGAGTGGCAGAACTCAGGCGGAACAGCTTTAGCTAAGGTTGACCACCTTGGTAACGCTACCGCTAATTCATTTGTTAAAACAAGCGGAACATCTAGCCAGTTCTTAAAGGCGGATGGGTCCGTTGACTCAAGCACATACCTAACCACCACTGCAGCTGGAACTGGCTATCAAGCTAAGTTTACGGTTAACACTACAGCTAAAACTGCTGCTTACACTTTACTTGCTGGTGATTATGAATCTATGGTTCAAATGAATGGTGCATTTGCTTTCAGCGTTACAACTGGCCTAAGCGGCGCTCCAGCTGGAACACAGATTCACCTTCTTGCTTTAACCTCTGGAGTAAGCGTGTCCGCTACTGGTGTTACTCTAAATGGAACACCTGGACTTAAGCTACGCACCGCATACTCTTCAGCAACATTAATCTGTCTAGGTACGAATAACTGGGTACTTGTCGGCGATTTGAGCGCGTAACATGCCTATAGTCGGAATAATCCACTCGTCTAGGCGCGTACCACCAGATGCTCCAACAATCGGCACAGCTACAGACTCAGGCTCTGCTGGTGCAAACGGAAGAGCCTTTAACAACGGTGCAGTATCAGTAACCTTTACAGCGCCTGCTTACAATGGCGGGCTGCCTATTACAAGTTATCGAGTTACAGCAAGCACAGGCCAATACCAAGACGGAGCATCTTCCCCTATTACAGTAACAGGGTTAGGCTCCTCAACAACACCTACATTTACAGTAACCGCAACAAACGCCGCTGGTACAAGCTCTCCATCTGGTCAAACAGCTCAGGTACCTGTAACAACTGTTCCTGAAGCCCCTACAATTGGTTCTGCTTCAGCTGGAAATGGACAAGCTACAGTTACTTATACTGCTGGCGGTTCTGGCGGTAAGACTGTTACTCAATACACTGCTACCTCTAGTCCAAGTAGCATTACTGGAAACGGCGCATCTCCTATTACAGTATCTCCACTTAGTAATGGAACTCCATATACATTTACAGTAACTGCTACAAATGGAAACGGTACATCTTCGGCATCAGGGCCTTCAAATCAAGTAACTCCATTTGTACCTCCAGTTCCAGCCCCTACTCCACAGCCTACGCCTCAAGCGCCTGTTCCTCAGCCTACACCGCAACCTACCCCTCAGGCCCCAGTTGCGCCTCAACCTACTCCTCAGGCCCCTACTCCTCAACCTACTCCTCAACCTACTCCTCAGGCCCCTACACCACAGCCTGTTGCTCCTACACCGCAGCCAACTCCATCACCTACTCCAAATTATGTTTGTAATGCTAGACCAGCGGGTATTTGTACTGGAGCAGATGTTGCCAATAACTGTTGCTACCCATATACAGGCGGAGCATTCCCTGGTTGCGGCGGCTCTGGCCCTACATCATTTAGTTGCTAATAAAGTATTGAAAGGATAAACTATCGCCATGCTTACTGATACAGACATTTTTTATTTTCCAGGCCGTGAGCCTGGAAGATTACAGATGGGTATGGCTTTCGGTATCAATGGAAAAATTATCTGTGACCTGGCGACTTACAAAGATTTCTTTAATATGTTAAAGTCAACAGACTCTATAGAGCCTCTTACAGAAGACTGTTCTGTTGTTAACTTTATAAAAGACGGAAACATCATAGAGACATTAAGAACTTCATCGTTTTTAGGTAGCCTATTGTGTAGTAAACCCGACTTCTTAGATATTTTTACTTATCCAAATCAGGAACAGTATGAGAAGAACAGAGGTGTAACCTCAGGTCATCTGTATACCTTTGATGATAATGGGGAGCCTATATTTACAGCCCCTGAATGGGTAAACGATGGGCCAGATGAGAACGGTCTTCACCCAATTGATAAAGAATTTCGCCTTATGCGTTTTTATACTGGGGATTAGTTATGGAAACCCCTTTTAGTAAATTTGTCTCTAACTACGCTGACGAAAAGAAAGCACTTGAAAAAGAGATTAGTGAGAACAAGCGTACAGTTCGGCCTTGGGATGTTATTAACCCAAACACGCATTGGACTATTAAAGAGATATCACAGGCTCGCATGGCTATCTGCAATGAGTGCCCCAGATTAATTAAGTTTACAAAACAATGTAAAGAGTGCGGATGTTTCATGTCTGTAAAAACAATGCTAGAAGATGCGGTATGTCCTATAGGTAAGTGGGTATAACATGGCTGAATCATTTTTTGACAAGTACACTTCTGTACACGGAGACGTTCCTCCGCCACCAGAGGGTAAAGGCGTCCCATACCCACCAGAATGGGAACCAAAAGAAGAGCCAGTTGTAGAACTCAGCCCCCCTACTCGCGTCCCTGACCATATAGAGGTTAACGGAGAAGAGCTTGTACCAGGAGTGTGGGTATATAAAAACGTGTTTAAAAACCCAGAAAAAACCATTAACTTGATTAATGCTTTGTTTGGTCATCTATTTTCTGATGCTTTAGTGTATGAGGGTAAAGACAAGCCTTTAGATAACATCAACAAGAAAACACGCGACTGCTCAGTTATGGGAATGCCCGCCGCTGCTGTGGATAGCTACAGCGTCGACCAACAGAACTTATATTATCTAATTGAAGACTCTATGATGGCTTGTTTTGCAGACTATAAGCATCAATATGGGCTTGGCAATGAGCTCGTAGGGGACTCTTGGCAAGTTTTAAAGTATGGAGCGGGGCAAAAGTTTGATAGTCATGCTGATGATGGGCCAAGGTTTCCAAGAACAGTCTCAATTACAGCTTACCTAAATGATAACTACACTGGCGGCGAGTTGATTTACAAGCACTTTAATCTGACATACAAACCAGAACCTGGTGACGTGCTAGTTTTTCCATCTAATTATATCTATAATCATCAGGTGGTGCCTGTAGTATCTGGGCTACGATATGCCATTGTAAACTGGTTTAGATGGAACACGCTCAATTTAGACTTAGGGAGGCCACAATGATAAATATAAAAGAGCCAATGCTTTTACAGAACATTATTCCAGCCGATGAATACGAGCATTTCATGCTCTACTTAAAGAACTTTCCAAGAGAAAGAATGAACTGGGCAGATTCTAATGGACGTTGGTTAGTAACAGACCCTGTTATTGACCATTATTCACGTTTACTCTTACCCTTAGCTAGAGAAACGTTTGAAAGTAGTAGCCTTTTACCTTCTTACTCTTTGTTCTCTCACTATGAGGGGCAGAAGGCATATTTACAACGCCATAAGGATGACAATGCTTGCACTTACACAATTGATATGTGTGTGTATCAGACCGAACCTTGGGACCTATATGTTGAAGGAAAACCGTACACTCTTCAGCCTAATGAGGCGTTAGCATACTATGGAAATAACCAAGAGCATTGGCGGGAAGCGTTTCCTAACCCAGATGAGCAAAATGTTGCAATGATTTTCTTTCACTATGTTGAACCAGACCACTGGTATTACATGAAGGGCCCCGACTATTTAAATGTAATTAGAAACATAGAAACAGAAGAGGTTTGGAAAAAGCGTAACACTGGGCGCGGCTAATGAAGACAGCGCTAGTATTAGGCGCTGGTGGCTTTATCGGAAGCCACCTTGTAGCTAGATTAAAAGACGACGGTTATTGGGTACGCGGGGTTGACTTAAAGCTCCCAGAGTATTGGGATACTAAAGCTGACGATTTTGTCGTGGGAGACCTCCGTGACCCCGTTTTAACAGAAGAAGTAATTGACCGTGTTTTTGATGAGGTTTACCAGTTAGCTGCTGATATGGGCGGTGCGGGGTATATTAACTCTGGCGATAATGATGCAGAGGTTATGGGTAACTCTATATTAATCAACGTAAACGTGTTAAAACGTTGCCACGCAATTGGTATCCAAAGTGTATTTTTCTCTTCTACAGCGTGTGTATATCCAGAATATAACCAGATGAACCCCGATGAGGTAACCTGCAAAGAGAATACGGTTTACCCAGCAGACCCCGACACCGAGTACGGTTGGGAAAAGCTTTTTAGTGAAAGGCTATACCTAGCCTACAACCGAAACTACGGTATGAAAAATAAGATTGCTAGATACCACAATGTATTTGGCCCTTACGGAACTTGGGACGGGGGCAAAGAAAAGGCCCCAGCAGCAATTTGCCGTAAAGTTGCTCAAGCTACTGACACAATTGAGATTTGGGGAGACGGCACTCAATATCGTTCTTTTTTGTTTATTGATGAGTGTATAAAGGCAACTGTAGATTTTTATAGGGAAGGCTCTTTTTTTGAGCCAATTAACATCGGCTCAGAGCGTGGGCTTTCTATCAACACACTCGTTGACATAGTTTCAGAGATTGCTGGTAAATCGTTAACTAAATATCATGTGCCTGGCCCTCTCGGGGTACTAGCTCGATACTCCGATAATGACTTAATTTTTAAAGTTCTTGGGTGGAAACCTGATGAAAATCTAGAGTATGGTTTAGAGAAGACCTATGCTTGGATTAAGGAACAGGTAGATGGATAACCCTTTATTTTTCCAGCTTTGGAACCCTACTGGTATGGTGAATCAAGTTATGAGTTTAGAACTCGCAGTAGGGCTCGCGCATGAAACTAAAAGGAATATAACTGTCCATTACATGGTAAATAATGGGGATAGCCTTTATCAAAATAAAAAGGTGCCCGTGTATACCCCAAGCAGGTGGTATAACAACCAACGAGCTTCTTTTATTAACCAAGACCACTTTCCACATATTTTAGACCTGCTTGACATCCCAGATGTCGGTATTTCTTTTATTGATGAAAAAGTTGAAGCGTTCCCTTTAGAAACCCATATATTAGACCCGATGGCTTACAGGTACTACTACAGCTCATCCTCAGAAATGTCAGATGATGAGCATGAGTTTGCAGAGGGTAGAGAACGCTTAGACCTTTCTGGGGTACCTCATTTAAAGGGGACCCTTGGTTGGTACTCAAGGTTTTTCTATAATCGCTCAAAAGAGCTAGACCTTGTGCTAAGCCAAGTAAAGTTTAAAAAAGAATATCAGGACCTGGCGGACCAAATCTGTTCTGCAATTGGGCCCTTTATAGGAATGCATTTGAGATTGTCAGACCATATAAAGATGTTTAATACTACTCAGGATATGTTTGAATCTAGGCTTTCACAGGTAGAGGGTTCACCGCTACCCATCGTAGTAAGCACCTGTGAGCCTGGAAACCCCATGGTCGTTAAGAATAGGAAACGCTTCATACTACTAGATGAGTACATTATCGCTAACTTTTCAAAACAATTTAAAGAACTACCTTATCAAGATGAAGTTACCTTTGGTTTAATATGCTGTTTAGTCATGTGCCGAGCTTCTGAGTTTATTGGCACTTCGGGCAGCACCTACACTGGCTATATTCAAAGGCTAAGAAACCAATATAATCTAGTTGAAGATTGGAAGTTTTTTGATATAGACAGCTCTCAAACTAATACCAAGTATTCTTGGAATGACTATGACCTAACTGTTGATAGAAAGATGTGGTGGCGTGAGTGGAGGGAGTCAAAACTTGAAATTACTTAAACGGTGGATTTTTATGTATAAGATGAAAAAAGCTTATAAAAAGATAAAAAAAAGCAAACTGTTATACTAACTGCTATGAATTACAGAATGTTCAATACAAGGCCTATACCGCATTTTGGAGGTCATGATAAGGACATGCCTGAACGAGACCACTCAACTGTTACAGGTTGGATAGGTGCTCATTCAGAAATTGCTGTGGATAGATATAATTACGTTTGGAATAGTGACGGCTTACGCTCCGTTGAGTTTTCCACTAAGCCAGAGATTATTGCGTTAGGCTGCTCTATTACCTTAGGTCAGGGGCTTCCAATTGAACACACATGGGTAGACATCCTGTCAAAAAAGCTTAACAAGCCAATAGGAAATATCTCATATAGTGGCGCATCGGCAGCTAAAGATGTATCCAGTTTTTTTGGGTTAATCCATAAATATAACTATATACCAAAGGTTGTAATTGCAAATTTTGCAAATATGCAACGACTTTATTTTATTGACCCTATGAATGAATACATGCGAGATTATTTTCTAAATAATGAGCCTAGAATCAGTAAGGCGCTAGTACCGTTTGAATATGGGCAAATAATTCCCTACGAGTGGGTCTACTATCAAAACTTTGACCACATAAAGATGCTTGAAGCCTTTTGTAAGGTAAACAACATCTTACTTATATGGAGCTCGTGGTCAACAAATATGCCAGATAATATGGAAGATTTTATTAACGCGACGTTTGATAACTATGTTAGCGACCCTACAAGGGGTGAGTTTCCAGATAATTTTGAATACAGCGTAGATGTCAAATCGCCAGTCGAGCTCCCAAACATGTTTAAGATGTACAACTGGGACTCTATGCAATGCCACTTAACTGAGTTTGATGAGGAGCCTGAGGCTTTTCATCACGGCTACGATTTTCATAAAATTGCTGGTGAGTGGGGGCCTGGAGCATACTGGCCTCACCCTGGTCGGCATAGGCATATACATTGGGCTGACTTTTATTATGAAGAATTGAAGAAGCGTGATTATATTCGGAGTTAATGAGGGGGCTCATGACGCTTCCCTGTCGGTAGTAAGAGACGGTCAAATATTATTTGCTGGCCACGCTGAACGACAGAGCAAGGTAAAAAATGATTGGTTTATAAACCCTTTATTGCTTAATGAGGCTTTGGCTTACGGTACCCCCGATAAGATTGCCTACTATGAAAAGCCAGTTTTAAAAACAACTAGGCTTTTACTAAGAAATGGCTTAGGTCAGAAGCGCCTTAAGTATACGCTTACTGGTCTTGAGAACGTGCCAACACAAACTTTTAAACACCACCACTCACACGCGGCTGCTGGGTACTATACAAGCGGATTATCAGAGGCCGTAGTAGTCGTTCTTGATGCTATAGGCGAATGGGAGACTACTTCTATTTGGGTAGGGTCTGGGGATACTTTAAAGCGTGTATATAGCAAAAGATACCCATTTAGCTTCGGTCTTTTTTATACAGCATTTACTGACCTACTCGGTCTTAAGCCAAATGAAGAAGAGTACATAATGATGGGTATGGCTGGCTATGGCAACAAGCACCGTTATAAAGAAAAAGTAAACTCTTATTTTCCAAGCATTACCTCTCAAAAGTACAACTTCCATAAAGGAGTTCTTGACTGGGATGAGCCTTTAGATGAGCAATCTAAATTTGATATTGCAGCCGCTGTACAAGCTGTATATGAAGATAGGCTCATTGAGTTTATGAGCTATGCCAAAACACTTACTGGTAAGTCTAACCTTGTATTCATGGGTGGGTGTGCCCTTAATTGTTCAGCAAACACCCTTCTACGTAACTTATTTGATTCAATCTGGATTATGCCAAGCCCTGGGGATTCAGGCAGCAGCCTGGGGGCAGCGGCGGCTTTATATGGAAAGCATTTAAATTGGGAAGGCCCATACTTAGGGACTAATATAGAAGGCGAGTACCCTGTACAAGCGGCCTTAGAAGAATTAAAGTCTAATCAAATAGTAGCCGTTGCAAGCGGTAGAGCTGAGTACGGCCCAAGAGCCCTTGGAAATAGGAGCATACTAGCGGACCCTAGAACCGCAGATATTAAAGATAAAGTAAATCTGATAAAGAAACGAGAACTGTTCAGACCCTTTGCCCCTGTGGTACTAGAAGAGTTTGCTAACGAGTGGTTTGATATAGCTCAGCCCTCTCCTTATATGCAGTTTGCTGTTAGATGCAAGCGCCCAGATGATATACCTTCTGTTGTTCATATTGATGGCACATCACGGGTTCAAACAGTAAACGCCCATCAGCATCCTGGACTTTATAGCCTTCTGACACAGTGGCATGAGTATTCGGGCGTACCTATTTTATTGAACACCAGTTTGAATATAAAGGGGCAACCTCTACTTAATGATATGGCAGACGTTGCTACCTGGCAGATAACTTATCCATCAACAAAGATTGTGTACTGACAATCACTAAATCCCTTAAATACTGACAAAGCCTAATATCTCTTAGACAATTAGATTGCGCCCCCGATATCAGGCGTTTACCACCTCTAGAGAAATAGGTAGATAATGGCAACAAATAACAACGCTCACACGTTGGATACTGCTGGTAACCCAGCTATCGACTTCGTATGGGGCAATTTCCCACTACAGCCAAATGACCAGCGTACAGAAACAGCTGCGTCAAACATTGGTGGAACCACAGGTTCAAGTTCAATTTCTTACAAGACTGCTGTAGTCACAGCAGCATCAGGTAATGGCACAACCATTACCTACACGTCAGCAAATTCATTTGCTGCAGGTCAGCTTGTAACAATCACAGGCCTTTCAACATCTGGCGCTAACCTAACAAATGCAACAATTGCTACAGTTTCACCTACACAGTTCACAGTAACAAACGCAACTTCTGTTTCAGACACAGGTCAGACAGCAGTTGCTAAGGTAGTTGAAAGCGTCCTTCCAGGAATTGGCGCGGACAGCTACTGGTCAGCAACAACTGCAGTTACAGGTGCTCGTCTTGACTTTGCTGGAACTTCAGCTTACTCAGGTTCAGGCGCTATCGCTAACGTAACTGTTAAGAGCGCTAACCACGAGCTTGATGAAACTGGCTACTCAGGTTATCCAGGATATACACCAGGAACTGGTAAGTACAACATTACTCAGGTAACTGGTGATGGAACAACTGTACGCTACGAGACATTCAACTTCTTGAAGTCTGGCGACACAGTCAATATCACAGGTTGCGGAGATTTCAACCTTACAAGCGCAACAGTAGCAGCAGCTACACGTGACTGGTTCTCAGTAACTAACGCTACAACAGGCTCACTTATCAATATCAATAACGGTATTGTTGCCCTATCTAACGCTCTAACAGCAGCTGATGGAGCTTACGTAGCTGGAACTGCTTACATCGACGTGCCTTCAATCCTTGGCCTCACAACCGCTCTTGGTCTTGACGCTCTTAAGGATTCTGGCTTTGCTACAGCTAACATCACCAATACAACTGGTGTTACAAACACAGCTACACAGCCAACTCAGGTTAACGTTACAACCACTACATCTGCGACTATCAACGTCTCAGGTGGAACTGGCACATGGCCTGTTGGTACTAAGGTCACCATCGCTTCAGGTACAGGTATCCCAGCAGCAGTTGTTGGTACTTGGACTGTTACAGGTGGTAGCGGAAGCACACTTATCATCTCAGGTTCAGGTTGGACTGTTGCAAACTCAGGTGCTATCACACCTGGAACAGTTCTTACTGGTGCCTCAGGTACAGTCAAGACACAGTCTGTTGCAGCAGGTGCAGCCTCAGTTGCCCTATCAGCTTCAGTCACAATGACATCTTGGGCCTAATAGCCTAAACAAAAAGCCCCAGCCAATTGGCTGGGGCTTTTCTGTTTAACGAGTTTTCTTACGTTTAATTCGATGTCTGTCTAGGTCGGTGGTTCCCGCCCAGATACCTAGTTCGTTATTTACAAGGGCCCACTCAAGGCACTCGCTGTTGAACTGACACTTGCCGCATATTGGTTTGACAAGAGCTTTTATCTTTTCAGCTTCGCTATTGTCCTCTGGAAAGAATAGGTCTGTTCCTATTTCTCTACAGGGTTGAGTTCCATCAAAGAAGGGGGCTTTAATACCACCTGTGCTTTTGCCAGAAACTCCATGCGTTACACGCGCCAGTTGGCTCATTTGTACTCCCGTATCGTTTTTCAATATAACGTAGCCCATATTTAATTTGGAGTTGTGCGCTTGGGGTCTTTTCGACCTTGTAGTTGCCCCATGTTGAGGGCATGAACTGTGCGATTCCGTAAGCACCCGAAGACTTGTTTAAGGACTTAGGGTTGAAATGGCTTTCCTTTTGCCAAATGTTACGGAGGCACCCCCACTCTTTCAGTGTCCAGTCCTTTGTATAGACTGTCAGAAAAGCGAGTGCTTCAGCGTCAAAGTACTTTACTGTGTCGCTTGCCAAGGCTGCTTTAGCCTCTGATTTAGTTGTCTTAACCTTCAAGTGTGTCAGGGATACGGTAACGACCTTTTCGTTAATGACCGTTTCTGACGTGAGAGCGTACGCTGGTGTTACAAGGTGTGTCATCACTAACATTCCTGCAAGTACAGCTGCTCCCACTTTCTTTAGATTAATCGTTAGATTAATTCTGATATTAAGCATTTCTGCTCCTCTCAGTTGGCAAAAGCCACCTTGTGGGTGGCTTCGTCATGAACAACCATAACACAGGCGTTACAGAGTGTGTCAAGGCGAACTAAGTATTTAAATAAATAATGTGTTTAATATGACAAATCTAATAGTAAATACTGTATATTTTATACATCGGTACATAATACGGATAACGCTATCGCTCTTGACAATCCAACTAAAGACTGGTAATTATTTATGAATATCTCAGACTGGGCCGCATTCACCTCTGTTGTTCTTGGAGTAGGCGGCGTAACTATCCTTGGTATTAAGTGGACCATCAAGCACTATCTAGCTGAGTTGAAGCCCAATGGCGGCTCCTCAATGCGAGACGCGATTAATAAGATTAGTACGGACATGACAGAAGTTAGGGTATCCTTAGCCCGACTTGAAGGTCGGTTCGACCAACATGTAGAAGAAGGAGAAGTTAAATGAATAAGGCAATGATTGAATCCTATGCACGTAACTTGCTTGGTCAAGTTATTGGTGCAGTAACAATTGTCTCAGCAGCAAGCGGTATTTCAAACCCAGCAAGCTTTGGTTCACATGAGTGGCTTCTAGTGGCCAACGCACTGTGGGCATCTCTTGTTCCAGTTGCTCTTCGTTACTTTAATAAGAAGGACCCAGCATTTGGCAAGGTAGCCGCTGTTGGGCTAGCTGAGCTAGCAGGTCTACTTAACAAAGCAACCGTTTCTAAGCCTGCAAAGAAGGCAGCAGCTAAGAAGGCAGCTCCAAAGAAGAAATAATTTAATAGAAACTGGGGGGCAGGGGCATACCTTGTCCCCCTTTTTCATATACACTTGCTTTACTTAGAAGGAGAATTAACTATGGCAAAATGCGCCAACTGCGAAGAGACAGCCCTATACCGCATGGCTGACCCAGGAGTAAATCCTGTTAACTATTGTAATGTCTGCCTACCATCTTGGTTACGCACCCGTGCTGATGAAGGACACTTCCTAGCGCCAGACGTAGATGAAGATAAGGTAAAGAAGTCAAAAGAAGATGAGAGTAAGTAAGCACCAAGCAATACAAGTTCATCCAGTACCTTCAATCGCCACTGACCCTAAAGGCCCTTTTCCAAGAGAGCTGTTTAGAGAACCAGAGATTGTAGATGACTATGAGCCAGAGTATGCAGAGGATGGGGCTAACTTCCCATTAGGTGCTACAGTCCAAAATAACTTTAAACCGCCACGCTATCTGCGTTGCGCTTTATGTTTAGTTCGTGTGTTGGAGACTGAGACACAAGACCACGTTTGCGAGGAATAATGGCTAAACAACGAGACCTCAAAGAGATAATGAATGCTCGTTTAAATGAGGCTAGCGAAGAGCTTAAGAAAGCACGTGAGCGAAACTTAAACACCTTTGAGCGAAATACTGCTGATGATAATCCAGAAGGGTTAGCCTCAGCCAACCAACCAGATACCTGGTCTATTGAGATGCCTAATGATGTTAAAGATGTGGGGGCGGAGGTATACACAGCGCCCACAACAAACCCAAAGCGTCCTCGCGCCTACACAGTCGGGTACAACCACAATACCAATACCTTAATAGTTATCTTTAGGCACGACGTATGGTGGCAGTACAACAACGTTCCAGCCACTATGTGGCTTGGTTTGAAGAACAGCGCCTCCACTGGCAAATACTTAAGAGAGTCTGGTTTAGATACATGGGGAGACATGGGCCCTGCAAATATGGATGCATTGTCTGCTAGTACAAAAGAACGTTTTAGTTATTCAGCCGCAATCGCTGGTCGAATGCAGAGCGGGAAACTTCCAACGTTTGATGAAGTGATGTTTGGTATAAAGGAGTAGTTTTGAAATCATCTGGACCACTATACGTCGGAAAGCTTCGGTATTGGCATAAAAAACTTTTACCTATTGTAGAAATAGGGACCACACAGGAAACAGAAATGCCTTACCGTAAAGGTAAGTGTTTAGTATTTCGTGCGCCCTTTACTGAGCCTGGGTTTTACTTAGGGCTGTGGGTAAACCGACCTAACATTGGGTGGGATGACGATGATAAGATTGATGCGCTACTATCTGATGCTATGAAAGCCAGGGTGGCTTGGAAGCCAGAGGACGGACTATTTGATGAATCCTTTTAGACGTAAACGAGAGATATGGATAAAGCCTTTCTCTGAAAAGGTATCAAATCGAGTAGCCAAGATACCTACTGCAGAGCTTGAGCAGTGGATTGACCAATCACTGTATGAGATTGGTAGATGCATGACCCTCTACAGTAAGCAGAGGGATACAACGTTTTTACAGGAAGCACTACTAGGTGCTGAAGCCCTACACGCGGTTGTAGATGAGTTAACACGCCGTACTACTAAGCCTTAAGTAGATTTGTCGACATTGTGTTAGACTATGCCTTGCCTCTCTTCCTCTTCCCGTGAAGGCAACAAAGGGTCCTGGGTTTAACTACCCAGGCTTTTTGCTTTCACCTTAAACTAAGGTCAATATGGATACAGCACTAGATGACGAAGAGTTCTTCCCAGACGAAGAGGAAGACCTTGGCGTAGAAGAAGAAATTGAAGAGCTTGATGAGCTCTCTAAAGAGTTTGTAAAAAAGATAGTTGACCGCTGTATTCAGTTTCAGACAGCGCTTGTGGGTCACGAGCTACACCCATACCAGATGCCCTTAGCACGTAGAGTTATTGAGTCTGTAATTATTAACGATGGTGAAGAAATCACCGCTTTAGCGGCTCGTCAGTCAGGTAAGTCAGAGACGATTGCTAATACTGTAGCTACGCTTATGGTTCTTCTTCCCCGCCTTGCCAAGATGTACCCAGACTTATTAGGTAAGTTTAAAGACGGTATTTGGATTGGTATGTTTGCTCCAGTTGAAGGTCAGGTAGAAACACTCTTTGGCCGTACTGTAAATAGACTTACTTCAGAGCGCGCACTAGAAATCTTGGGAGACCCTGAGATTGACGATAGCCTAGGTAAAGTACCTGGGGTTACACGGCAGATTAAACTAAAGAACTCTGGTTCATCTCTAATGATGATGACCGCCAACCCCCGTGCAAAGATTGAATCTAAGTCTTTTCACCTTATCGTTATTGACGAGTGTCAAGAAGCAGATGACTTTGTAGTATCTAAATCAATCTCACCTATGCTTGCGTATTACTCAGGAACCATGGTTAAAACAGGCACCCCCACTACAAGTAAAAATAACTTTTACCGCTCTATTCAATTAAATAAGAGACGTAGCACTGCTGCAAAGTCTAGACAAAACCATTTTGAATGGGACTGGCGAGATGTAGCTAAGTACAATATTAACTACGGTAAGTTCATTAAGAAAGAGATGCTACGCATCGGGGAGGACTCTGATGAGTTCCAAATGTCGTACTCGTGCAAATGGCTGCTGGAAAGAGGAATGTTCGTTACATCCACAGTTATGGACGAGCTCGGAGACACCTCACAAGAAGTTGTTAAAGCTTGGCACCGTACTCCAGTTGTGGTCGGGGTCGACCCCGCTCGCAAGATGGACTCGACGGTCGTCACGGTCGTCTGGGTAGATTGGGATAGGCCAGACGAGTTTGGTTATTTTGACCACCGAGTCTTAAATTGGTTAGAGATTCAAGGTGACGATTGGGAAGACCAGTACTTTCAGATTGTGCAGTTTTTATCTAACTACGATGTGCTTGCAGTAGGTGTAGACGCAAACGGTGTGGGTGATGCAGTTGCGCAAAGACTTAAGCTTCTCTTACCTAAATCTGAAGTTCACTCTATTGGCAGTAGCCAGCCAGAACAGTCAAAGCGTTGGAAACACCTTAAAGCTTTAATTGACCGCCGTATGGTTGGTTGGCCTGCGCATGCAAAGACCCGCAGACTTCGTACCTGGAAGCGGTTTTACCAGCAGATGACTGACCTAGAGACTAAGTTCACTGGGCCTAACTTTCTTGCCCATGCGCCAGAAGAAGCCCACGCGCACGATGACTATGCAGACTCTTTGGCTATTGCTTGCGCTTTAACTATGGATTTAACTATGCCATCTGTAGAGGTGTCTAGCTCCCCCTTCTATAGATAGTTACGCCTTTAGCCTGATTTTAACCCCGTTAAGGGGCACACTATTTACTGAGGTCCTCAAACCAATTAGGAGTTTATATGTCAATTTCACCAGCACCACGCTTCCCTGAAAAGCACAGCCCTGTGTATGACCGCAAGATGGCGGGAGCTGTCCCAGGTCAGCGCGGCCCACTTCGTTTTGAAGAGGGTATTGCAACAGACACAGATGTACCACAGGAATTTACAAAGGGAGCTATGCAGGGTTACGCACCTGCACCAGGCCGCCCAAATCGTAATCAGAACGTATTTGAAAAGCTTCCAGAAGAGACAATGCGCGAGCGCGCACACGTTGGTTCTGCAGCTTGGGTAGAAGCACCAAACAGTCTTAATGACTTTGCATCTGGTGCGTTCGCTGACCACGGAGACAACAAGTTTGAAGAAGTCTTCCGCAATGGCGCACATCAGCAAGCCCTAAATCCAGCAGTAGTACAAGACTAATTAAATAGCTTACTCCCCGCTTCTTACGTGGCAGCGGGGAGTGAGCGTTTTACAAAGGATTAAACAATGGCACTGATTCAGGGTAGAGAAGCAAAAAAGACGGAGAAGCAGGAACCTGCTAACCCTAAGCTTTGGAACATGATTACTGCTCAGGCAGGAACAAAGTTTTCTAAAAACTCACCTGCTCGTGGTCACTGGATTCACGCTAAGTACAATCAAATGGGTGGGCAGTTCGTTAAGTCTAAGAAAGATATAGACCCGCGCTTCCGCGATTATGCGCAGGAGAAGCGTGATAAAGAAGAAGAGCAGAAGAAGAAGAAAGTAGCCAAGCCAATTGGTAAAGGCAACATACGAGGCGAGCGCTTCATATAAGCCGTCGATATGTTAATATATCGACATTGAGTTTTAACTGATTTGAAAGAGGTGAATAGTGAGCGGTATTGATTTCTCGCCTCCGAGTTATCGCGCAGCTTCCTCTGATTTAACAATCTCTATCTCCCCACTAGGCTTAGTAGAATTAGCGGATGAAGAGTTTGAAGTACACGGTCCACGTCTAAATCGTTATTCACTTAACTGGGCTATGTACCTAGGGCATCACTATTCTTATCGCCGTCAAACTGGCGAAGCACAGATTATGCTCAACTATTACAGAGCATTCACAGACTTCTTAATTAACTTTACATTTGGTAAAGGCGTTAACTTTCGCTCAGCAAAGCAAACAGAGGCTATTGTTCCAGACCTTCTTGAACGTGTTTGGGAAGTAGATAACAACAAAGCAACATTGCTTTGGGAAATTGGTCAGCAAGGCTCCGTATCTGGAGACTGTTTTATTAAGGTGGCATATGAAGAAGCATGGGTTGACCCGTCTGGTCGCCAGCATCCTGGTCGTGTTCGCATTCTCCCTCTTAACTCTTCGTTCGCTTTCCCAGAGTTTCACCCGCATGATAGAGAGCGACTTATTCGATTTAAGCTCAAGTACAGATTCTGGGGAACTTCTCTAGAAGGAACACGTCAAGTATTTACTTACACAGAAATCTTGACAGACGACATTATTGAGGAGTACATCAACGATGAACTTATTGATTCGCGCCCTAATCCGCTTGGCACTATCCCTGTTGTACATATTCCAAACGTTCGTATTTCTGGTTCTCCTTGGGGTCTATCAGATTGCAATGATATTATTAACGTTAACCGTGCATATAATGAAACCGCTACGGACATCGCGGATATCGTTAACTACCACGCAGCGCCAGTTACGGTTATTATCGGTGCTAAGGCGTCTCAGTTAGAAAAAGGCGCAAATAAAGTATGGGGTGGCCTACCTAAAGACGCAAAGGTAGAGAACCTAGAAGGTGGCGCACAGGGCCTCAAGGGTGCTATGGAGTTCTTGGCTATGCTCAAGAAGTCAATGCACGAAATGATTGGTGTACCTGAGACCGCACTTGGTCAAGCACAGCCTATCTCCAATACATCAGGCGTAGCTTTATCTATTCAGTTCCAGCCTTTGATGAACCGCTACCACCAGAAGATTATTCAGTACGCACATGGTTTAGAGCGCGTTAATGAGCTTATCCTTATCAGCCTTGCGATTAAAGAGCCAGAGACATTTGTCTGGGACCCTAATGCAAGCACTACCCCATTAAAGCAAGGTCAAGCCGCTGTGCTAGACCCTAACGACCCGTTAACTTTCCAAAACTATGTGCACTTCCCGCAACCTCTGCCATTAGATAAGTTAATTGCTCTTAACGAAATCCAAAGCAAGCTTTCTCTTGGCCTTGAGTCTAAAGAAGGCGCCTTACGAGCACTAGGCGAAGAGTTCCCAGCAGAGAAACTAACAGAGATTCGCCAAGAGCTTATTGAGGACGCTAAGTCAGACGGTGCCCTTAAGCTTGTACAGACTCAAATTGAAAATGACATCATGATGCTTACTGGCATGCAATCTGCACAGCTAGGGCCTGGCGGAGCGCCTGCCCAGCCAGTTGGCGGCGGAAGCCCTGAAACTGGGGTTCCTGAGTCAGCTCTACCTCCAGTTCTTGATGATGCGACTATTGCTGCACAAATGGGTGACCAAGCCCTACGCGCCAACTTGGTAACACAAGCTTATGGAACCCAACTCCCGCAAAGGAGAGTTCCAGAAGACTACGAAAAATAAAACAGTTTAGGCTGTAATTTTACGTAGGGCTAGAGAAAATTAACTTGTAATACAACGTTTGGTCATATGTGCTACGCCGTAAGGCATTCGGAAAACGACCCCTAGAATACAAAGGATATAAGCATGGAAACTGCAGAAAATATGGCAGCTGCTTTTGAAGCAGATGCTGGAACGGCTCCAGTCGTAAATGTGTCGGGCGTTGACGCGCCGACTGTTACTACTACGGACAGCGTTAAGTCTAAGTTCTATACAGACGAGGATTTGGCAAAAGTTCGTTCTCAGGAGAAAGACAAGCTCTACCCTCAGATTGAAAGTCTGAAGGAAGAACTTAACTCTTTACGAAAAGAAAAAGAAGAAGAAGCAGCTCGTCGTAATGCAGAAGCGCAAGCAGAAGCAGAACGAGCAAAGGCAGAAGCATTGTCGGAACTAGATTCCAAGTCATATGCAGATGCTCGATTGTCAGAGTTGCAGGAGCAGTTGGAGCGTGAGCGTCAAGAACGCGAACGAGCCTTCGCTCTTCTGGAGCGCGAGAAGACCTATGCAGACCTTCAAGCTTATCGTCAGCAAGTTATTGAACAAGAACGTGACAACATCATTCCGCAGTTAGTGGATTTCATTCAGGGTAATACCCGTGAAGAACTCGCTGAAAGCGTAGAACGATTGAAGGAACGTTCAGCAAGTATTCTTGAATCTGCGCAGACTGCAATGCAGAACGCCAGAAAAGAAATGAAGGGAACGAGCATTTCTGCTCCTCCCGCTGGACCATTGGAAACTAATTCGGAGCAACGTTCGTTAACGCCTCAAGAAATTGCGGCAATGTCTATGAATGATTACGCAAAATATAGAGACCGACTCATGAGCGACGCTGCTCGTGGTAAGTCTCGCGGGCTGTTCGGTTAAGTCCCTAACCCAAAATCTAACAAGGAGTCATAGCTAAATGGCATCAAGCATTACAGGTACTGGCAATCTTGCCGCGGCACCTACCGCATACTCAGGTACCAACACACAGTTGACTCAAGCGATTCAGACTATTTGGTCAAAGGAAATTCTTTTCCAGGCCATGCCAATCCTTCGCTTTGAGCAGTTCGCAGTAAAGAAGACAGAGCTAGGTGTTGCTCCTGGTCTTCAGATTAACTTCATGCGTTACAACAACCTCGGCTTTGCTTCAAGCCTCGTCGAAGGTGTTCGTATGCAGACAAACGCGCTAACAGCACAGCAGTTCTCAATCACAGTATCAGAGCATGGTTATGCTCTTGCTGTTTCAGAGCTCTTGCTTAACGCATCATTCGATGACGTAATGGCTTCAGCCTCACGTCTTCTTGGTCGTAACATGGCTATCTACCTAGACCAGCTATCACGC